TGTCGGACCTAGTGCCACTGATTTTATCCTCAAAAATCCGCTCACATCCCGCGCAGTTCAGTGCATTACGTTGCAAATCGGTGTTCTGGTCATTTGTTGACACGCGTACATAGCCAATAAGCATGATCAATCCCCTGAATAAAAACCGGGGATGATGCCAGTTAGCCATTATCTCTGCATTTTCATAAACGTTGGTTTGGGAGAAGGCTCTGCATTACCGGTTGGTGTGCCTGTTCCGTGGCCTTCAGCCACTCCGCCTACAGGCTGGCTGAAATGCAATGGTGCAGCTTTTTCTGCTGAAGAATACCCGGAACTGGCAAAGGCTTATCCGACAAATAAATTGCCTGATTTACGTGGTGAGTTTATTCGTGGCTGGGATGACGGAAGAGGAATAGATACTAACCGTAGCTTGCTTTCGTCACAGGGAGATGCCATTCGAAATATAATTGGTGCATTAGTGGATGTCAGGTTTAATACCTACCCTTCTGATTCTGGCGCTTTTACAACCAGCGTCATCGGAGATGCTTCATCTGATTCAATTAAAGGTGGTTATGCAAAGCGAGTAACATTCGATGCTTCCAGAGTTGTTCCAACTGCAAACGAAAACCGACCTCGTAACATTGCCTTTAATTATATCGTGAGGGCTGCCTGATGAATAAAGTTGTCTTAAATAACGAACTCATTGCCATAAAAGCGGGAGACATAACCGTTTATAATTATGATGGTGAAACGCGGGAATATATTTCCACATCAACTGAATATCTTGCTGTGGGTGTCGGCATTCCGGCATGTTCCTGTTTAGATGATCCAGGCGCATACAAAGCTGGTTATGCAATCTGCCGTTCTGCAGATTTTAACTCATGGGAATATGTGCCAGACCATCGCGGTGAAATCATCTATAGCACCGAAACAGGAGAATCGAAAGAAATCACAGCTCCGGGTGATTACCCTGAAAATACAACCACTATCGCCCCGTTAACGCCATATGATAAATGGGATGGTGAGAAATGGGTGACGGATACTGAGGCACAGCATAGTGCCGCAGTAGACGCGGCAGAAGCACAGCGCCAGTCACTGATTGATGCAGCAATGGCTTCCATTAGTCTGATTCAGCTGAAATTACAGGCCGGACGGAAGTTGACGCAGGCAGAAACAACCCGACTTAACGCCGTGCTGGATTACATTGACGCGGTGACGGCAACAGATACCAGCACCGCGCCGGATGTTATCTGGCCTGAACTGCCGGAGACTGCGCAATAAACTCACCATCAATATATAAATCCCCCTGCTGTGTGTCAGCAGGGCATTCTTTCCATATTAATGATGGATGGAATCTTCCTTCAGGATTAATTTCCGTTATCTCTTCTACTTTATTTTCTTCAATTCTTGCCCACATATGAACCTCACCAGTAAATATAAACTGCGCCATCTGCTCCGGCACCCGACTGACCCGTTGATGAATTAGGACATAATCCTGCACCGCCACCTCCAGGCCCAACTGCTGATACCGCTTTTCCGTTAGCTGTATCTCTGAATGAACCTGCTCCTCCGGGGCCACCACCAGAACCACCATTACCAGCCCCCGATGCGGCAGAAGCAATGGAACCTGGAGAACCTGGCCCAAGCGATGTATTAATTGTTCCCCCGACACCAACTGCGCCTAACCCTCCGGAAGGCTGGCCTCCGCTATAGCCTCCGGAAGCTGACATGTAAGTCCCGAAACTGCTCGAGCCACCATTTTTACCGTTTACAGAAATACCAGACACAGGCGCACCACCGGCACCAACCGTAATCGAAACACTGTTTATACCAGTTAAATCTACCAGTCCCTCAGCAACTCCGCCCCCACCACCTCCTCCGCCACATGTAACGGCTGAAGCGGTTGTTGAACCTATCCCTCCTGACGCACCGCCACCAATAACTTTGACGTAACATTTTCTTCCTTTGCGCAACTCTTCAGGAACAGTCCAGCTTGTTACTCCAGCCGTTGTGAAGGTAACCAGATTTCTGAACCCAAATGAACCTTCTCTCAAACCAAGGTATGTGAGAAGACCAGCTACATCCTTTCCACTCAAATTGGTAAGCGTATTGTCCAGCGGTTGTTTACCTGCCAGCGCATTAAGCATTGTCGTGGCAAAGTTCGGATCATTCCCCAGTGCCGCCGCCAGTTCGTTCAGTGTATCCAGTGCAGCAGGTGCAGAACCCACCATTCCTGCAATCGCCGATTTCACAAAAGCCGTAGTGGCAATCTGTGTATTGTTGACCGACTGCGCCGCCGTGGGGGCTGTTGGCGTTCCGGTGAGTGCCGGACTCGACAACGGTGCTTTTAGTGCCAGCGCATTGTTAATGGTGGTACTGAAATTCGGATCATTGTTAATGGCTGCGGCTATTTCTTTCAGCGTGTCCAGCGTGGCTGGCGCACCATTAATAAGGGCCGTCAGTGCCGCCTGTACAAACGCAGTGGTCGCAACCTGCGTGGTATTATTCCCCGCCGCTGGCGTTGGCGCTTTGGGGGTTCCGGTAAATGTCGGGCTGGCTTTTGGCGCGTACTGTGAATGCGGGTCCGGTGCGGCAAGATGTTTTGCCATCTGATCATCCGCGTACACCTTCAGCTCCAGTGCCTTGTCATCCACATACTTGCGGGTTGCCAGCACTACAGCAGGGTCGATTTTCAGGGTGATATTGTCCGTGCTGCTGGTAATCAGCACCATGCGCACGGTCTGAGTGCGCCCGCTACCTTCAGCCAGTTGCGGCTTATAGCTTTCCGGGCAGTTGCCCACGGCAATCAATGCCCCGGACTCATCAAACAAGCCCACTTCACGTATCCACCAACCGCCCTCGTTTTCAGGGATCACCTGTTCGGCAATAATCTGGCTGCTGTTCTGCGGGTCGATATAAAGCATATTCAGCGCAGCCCGGCGTTTCTCATTTACCAGTGCCGTCTGCTTTGCGTCCGGCGTTGGCAATACTCCACCGCCATCGCCCACCGCCATATGGGTAATTTTTAGCGGCACACCGAGCGCGGCGGCGCTGGCAAGTTTCGCCGCGCCAATATCCGTCAGCAGGGTATAAAATTTTGTGCTCATGGATTCACTCTCATTGTGTCAATAACATGGACCGCCCCGCCTTCATGCGCGGTGCCACCGGAAATAATCGTTTCGTTGATATACGGATAGATCGTGATTTCTTCGCCAAGATAGCTGGCGGCTCCCACCCAATGCGGGCCGCTGGTCTGCAGATTGATGGACATGCCGATCATGTGGCGGCTACATGATTTGGCATCGCTTATCAGTCGCTCAAGTTCCAGATAGGTATCTTCAGTGATGCCCTGGTCCTGCACGCCGATATCCAGGCGAAACGTGCCCGGTGTTTCTCCGGTCTGCCACCACTCAATAATGCGGATCAGGAATCCGAACGGTTCCACCACCCGCCGCACGGCACTGGTGGTTCCTTTATGCTGATGAATATAAAAAGCATCCTTCACTACCTGGCGTTTGACGCTTTCTGTCCAGCCCTCGTCCCAGCGATCCACAGAGAACGCCCAGGCGAGATAAGGCAGGAAGCTGACCGGACAGGTAGCCGGATTCCACAAGTCACGCAGCGGCACCTGCAGATCAGAAATCCCGCTACAGGTTTGCGCCAGTCGGCGCTCCAGTGAAGTTGAACCCGGTGGCAGCAGACTATTCATCCGTTCCTCCGTTGGTTACGCTCCACTGCGTACATGATGCCGCCTGTGTTTTGTTCAGGACCACATCCGCCAGCGGAGAAGCCAGTTCCACACGTTGAACACCCTCAACATGCAGAGCAGCAAAGATGGCGCTACGGCGAATATCCCGACCAAGCCTCGTCTGGCTGGCAATGTACTTCTGCAGACTGGCTTTTGCCGCTGCCATTACCGGCTCTGCTTCCGGTCCCGGATAGAGAAAAATGGTGGCTTCCACGCGATACGGGATGATTTCTGCGCTGCGAACCGTAAGACGGTCAGCCACCGGGCGGACGTTCTCACTGTTCAGAGCTTTTTCCACCACGTCCAGCAGGTCTTTTTCTGCAGTTCCATCGCCTTCGCGGCTAAGGACAGTCAGCACCACCTCTGCAGGTGCCGGGCTGGTTGCACTGGCATCCGCCACCCGACCGTCGGCGCTTCGGGCATGAAATTCATAAGCTGCAGTTGGCCCCGCAACAGAAAGCCCTTCAAAGGCTGCAGGCACACGCAGGCGCAACGCTTCATCGCTTTCCATCACAGCTGCAACGGGCGGCACAGCATCATTATCAGCAGGCGTCACCGTCAGGCGTGTCACGTTGTAGTTGGCAGCGAGCTGGTCAAGATCGCCGCCCATCGCGTAAGCCACCATCACCGCCTGCGCGGCTTCGTTAATGCGCTGGCGCAGAAGCAACTCACGGTAAGCGTTCTCCTGCAACAATTTAGTGGCGGGTTCAGATTCCAGTTCCAGCGTGCGGATCACTGCTTCCTGCTCATCTTTCGGATGAAGCGCCACAAATTCTGCCTTGCGTTCGGCAAGCAGCGTCTCAAAGTCCGGCACATCCACAATCTGCGGTGCAGGCAACTGCGAAAGGTCAATCACTGCCATTCTCTGCTCCTGTTGATACGGAAAGGGACACAGGCACACCGTTATTCCGCCGCCCGGTCAGCTCCACCACCATTGAACCGTCAAAATTGCTGTTGATGGTGATGGAATCCAGCGTCAGCCGTGGCTCCCAGCGACTCAGCGCCACATACACTGCCGACATGACCTGCAGGCGTAATGCCGGATTTTGTGGCTGATCTATCAGTGCCGACAGCAGGGAACCATATTCCCGGCGGGCAATACGGCTACCCTGCGGTGTCAGCAGAATGTCCCGCACCGACTGGCGCAGATGATCAATATCAGTAATGACTTTGCCGCTGGTATTGTTCATCCCGCTATAAAGCGTCATACCGGGCCTCCGGTTGTATCGCCGCCTTTCAGGACGCCAGTATGCTGATGCGCATCAACCACGATCCCGTTAGAACTCATCGCTCCGCCGCCCTGGGTAACGCCACCATTGATCACCACTTCGCTGTTAATGCGCGTGCGGTCAGCCTCCAGTACAAACTCACTGGTTTTCATGGTGATGTTGTCAGCAGCCTCAATGACCATTGATTTGATGCCCCTGACATACCAGCGCCCGGTGGCGGGTTCGTATTCAAACCAGCCACCGTCAGGATGTTCTGTCACGCAGGCGTCCGCCGACGTCGACGGTGGTGCGAACTGATTCGAATAGA